TGGTTATTCGCGACCACAGTTTTTTTTTAGCGATAGTCCTGATTTATTAGGGTAAATTACTGCAATATGGCAACACAAAAAGATATAGCTGAACACCTTGATTTATCGGTAAAGCGTGTATCTGAATTAATAAGAGACGGAATATTGCCATCAAAAAAAGGTAGAAGTCCTTTAAATATAGATGTTTGCAGGTTTGCATACATTTCTTACTTGCGAAAACTTGGTCAATACAACAAAAAGAGTGGAACTGGCGATATTGCAGAAGCTAAAACAAGATTAACACAAGCACAAGCAGATAAAGCGGAGTTAGAAGTATCAGAATTAGAAGCAAAATTAATACCTGCTGAATTAGTGGCTGATACTTGGATAGATTACGTTGCAAATGCAAGGGCAAAGCTACTTGGATTGCCTTCAAGAATAGCACACCAAGTTATAACAGTTGATAAATATGCAGAAGCAGAAGAAATTATAAAAGAACAAGTGCATGAAGCACTGAATGAACTATCACAAAATGGAATACCTGAAAAATATACAAAGAGTAGTAAATCAGACCAATCAGACATGGACGCCACCGCCTAATCTTAAAATATCTGATTGGTCAGACACATATAGAAAACTTTCACCTGAAAGTTCTGCTGAAGCGGGACAATGGCGTACAGACAGATGCCCTTATCAGAAAGAAATTATGGATACTTTTAATAATCCTGATATAGAACGTATAGTGGTTATGACAAGTAGCCAAGTTGGTAAAACAGAAATATTACTTAACGCAATAGGATATTATATCGATCAAGACCCTTCCCCACTGCTGATTGTGCAACCAACTTTGCAGATGGGTCAGGCATTTTCAAAAGATAGATTGTCTGCAATGATACGAGATACAGAAAAATTACGTGGCTGCGTTAAAGATGCAAGAAGTAGAGATAGTGGCAACACAACTATGCACAAAAAATTTTCAGGTGGTCATTTATCAATAGTTGGTTCTAATTCTGCATCGGGACTTGCATCAAGACCAATAAGAATTTTGTTGATGGACGAAGTTGATAGATATGAGTTATCAGCAGGAAGTGAAGGTAGTCCTATTGCATTGGCTACAGCGAGAACTAAAACTTTTTGGAACAGAAAGATATTTATGTGTTCTACTCCAACGATAAAAGGTTTATCTGTAATAGAAGCTGCTTTTGAAGAAAGCGATCAAAGATATTATCATGTGCCATGTCCTGAATGCGGTACAAAACAGGTTTTAAAATGGAAGAATGTTGTTTGGGAAGAAGATAAACCTGAGACAGCAGCCTATGCTTGTGAAGAATGCGGTTCTGTTATTGAAGAACATAAAAAACAATATATGTTAAAGCATGGCGAGTGGATTGCATCTGCTGAAGCATCTAACACAGCAGGTTTTCATATATCTGAATTATATTCAGTTTGGTCAACTTGGGCTGATATGGCAAAAAACTTTTTAGAAGCTAAGAAAAATCCTGAAACATTAAAAACATTTATTAATACAGCGTTGGGAGAAAGTTGGGAAGAACAAGGTGAAACAGTTGAGTATGACACTTTATTACAAAGAAGATTAAATTATGATGCTACAACTGTTCCTGAAGATGTTTTAGTTATCACAGCAGGAATTGACTGTCAAAAAGACCGATTAGAATGTCAAATTGTTGGTTGGGGTAAAAACTATGAAGCGTGGGTTATAGAATATCGTATTTTTTGGGGTGACCCGAATGCAATTAATGTTTGGTCAGATTTAGATGCGTTTTTGAAAAAGAGATTTAAAACTGAAAGCGATAGAATGATACCTATTTCATGTGCAACAGTTGATAGTGGTGGACATCATACAAATATGTGTTATCAATTTACAAAACCACGACAAGCAAGAAGAATTTTTGCAATAAAAGGTTTATCAACAGCAGGAAAACCAATAGCTAATAAACCAACATACGTAGGTAAAAATAAAGCGGTACTTTATGGAGTTGGAACTGATAGTGCAAAAGAAGCTATATTTGCAAGACTAGCATCTGAACCTGAAGATACTACATTGCATTTTTGTAGTGACCTTGACGAAGAATATTTTAAACAATTAACCAGTGAAAAAAGAATAACAAAGTACGTTAGAGGTAGAAAAACGCTAGTTTGGAAACAAATTAGACCAAGAAACGAAGCATTAGATACATTAGTCTATAATTTTGCTGCTATTTACATCTTAAATCCTAATTTCGAAACTATAGAGTTAAAAATTCTAAATCAAGATCAAGGATCAAGAGAAAAACCACAAAAAAGACAAAAAAAGGGCATAAATAGGCAAAATTTTGCTACATCTTGGAAATAAATACAATTTTTCAACAAAATAGTTGTATATTTATATATATTTATATATAATATACTTATGTTAAACAAAAAAGGAGTAAATAACATGATAAATTCAAGACATATAACAAATAAAGAATGCGTAGAACCTAAAAACTTACCAAAAGGAAAATATCTATTAGGTTGGTCAAGATATAAAAAAGAAATCCAAATACCTTTGGAAGAAGATTTTTATATTGGTCAGGGTGCAACACTTAGCTGTATGCTTGGGCATTCACACCCATATACAGTTATAGAGATCAAGGGTAAGGTAGGTGAAAGAACTGTTAAACTTGTTGAATGTATAATAAATGAAGATGATACATATACAAATAAAAATTATGAGTATGAAAGAAATTGTATATATATAAAAGAAAATACATTAACAAAAAAATTTAATGGTCATAATTCTTATGGAAACCCAAAAATAAGAAACAAACATACAGGTAGGCTAATAACTCAAAAATGGTCTGTTTTACAAACAGGATATAGAAGGAGTTATAGTAATCCTGAAGTTTAGTTTTATTTTAAATTTATAAAAAAGGAGAGTACATAATGTCAAACTTAGAACAATTAAAACAAGAAAGAACTAAATATATCAAGGCATACAGAAATTGCAGACCTTTAACTGGTCAAACTATGCAAGAATTTGAAGTAATGCAAAAAGGCTTTGCTGCAAAGTACAAAGAACTTGATAAACAAATAAAAAAAATGCAAAGGTTACAAAAGGAGAGTGCATAATGGCAATTAAACTTAAAAGACTACATAACAAAAATGTTTATGTTGGTAGGCACTATAACAACTACAGACATGATTGCTCAAAATCATTATATGGCTACAAAAATTTTAGGATTAGGACAAATGATTATTATGGTGGTTGGTATGTAGAAGAAATTAGAGGTGGTATCAGAAATCAAATCTCTGATTACAGCTTATCGATGACTTTTAAAGAAGCTAAGAAGTGGTTAGAACAATATATCGAAAAATTAAATATAATAAATAAGGAGAGTACATAATGGCAAAAAAAGTAGAGTATGAATGGCATTTTTGTTATACAGACATAGATGATACAGATTGGGAATATTTAACAAAATCTGAATATGGTACAGCTAAACAAAATTTTGAACGCACAAAAGAAATATTTGAAGAAAACAAGCATGATAAATATTTCGAATTGGAAATATCAAAATGGATTTATGACAATCCTTGGGAACAACATAGAGAAGATTATTCAGTATATCCAAAAAGAGATACAGATGATTTACCAAAATGGGTAAATAAAATTATCGATAAACTTTTAAATAAGGAGAGTGCATAATGTGTAAGTTAAAAAAAGGTCAAGCAATTTATTACAAAGACTGGCAAAACAATGACAAATTGATACCCGCTAGAGTGGTTAGATGCAAAAAAGCATATTGTTATATAGATGTTCTTAAACCAAATTCAATGAATGATTGGGAAACATGGGAAGTAAATATAGAAGATTGCTTACCAACAGATCATTTTACTATAAGCAAATTTCATGAGTTTTTGGGTTATATGATTGATTGGAAAAATAAGGAGAGTGCATAATGGCAAATTTAGAATTAATATTTGACAAAATTAAAAATGACATCGACTTAGAATTTAGCGAATGGTTAGATATGCCTGATGTTAAAGAAGTAATGCACGAATATATTATTAAGGCACTCAATCATTACGACATTGATAATGAAACCATGCTACAACTAGAAAGCAAATTAATAGAATTTTGTATTAAAATGCTACCCTAACAACCTAATATATATATTTTTTTACTAAAGGCTCTTGATTGAGCCTTTTTTATTTTTTGCATTTTAAATGTTGACATATTACTAATGCACCTTAACTTATAGTATAGATATATCTTTAACATTAATGAGGTTTTTGTTTGGCAAACAAATTTAATTCAGCAAATTATCCTTCACAAGTACCTACTGAATTGCAGTTGGGAGACTATTGGGCTTGGAAAAGAGAGGATTTATCAGACGATTATCCTGTATCAACTCATTCATTATCTTATGAATTTAACTTAGTTGATGGTTCAACAGCATCTAATTTTACATTAACAGCTACAGAAAGCGGTGATACTTATTTAATCGAAACTAGCAGTACAACATCATATACAGCAGGGAATTATAATTGGATTTCTTATATAACAAGGAGTTCTGACAGTGCTAGAATTAAATTAGAGGAAGGTTTTGTTGAAATACAGTTAAATTATGCAACAACAACTGCTTCTGTCAGAAGTCATGCAAAGATAGTTTTAGATGCGATTGAAGCTGTAATTGAAAATAGAGCCAATATCGATCAATCATCAATGTCTATAGCGGGTAGGTCTTTATCAAGAATGTCTATAGACGATTTACTTACTTTTAGAGATAGATATAAAGCTGAATATTTAAAAGAAGTCAAACAAGCAAGAATTAAAAACAAAAGAGGGTCAGGAAATACTATTAAAGTAAATTTTGGATAAATTATGGCGTGGTATAACAGATTATTAGGAATTACAGAACAACCTAAGAAAAAAAAGAAGAACTTTTTTAGAAGTTATTCAGGTGCTAATACAGGAAGATTATTTGCAGATTTTCTAACTTCATCATCAAGTGCCAATGCTGAGATCAAAGATAACATACGAATATTAAGAGATAGAGCAAGAGAATTAGCGAGAAACGATAGCTATATTGCAAGATACTTAAATCTGATGGTGTCTAATGTTATCGGTAAGCATGGCATAAGAGTTAGTGCCAAATCTAGGAATGAAGATAATTCTTTAGATATTGGTGCTAACCTGCTCATTGAAAGAGCATGGCGTGAATGGGGTCAAGTTGGAAATTGTACGACTAATGGAAGATTATCTTTTTTAGATTGTCAAAAAATATTTATTGAAACCTTATGCCGAGATGGCGAGGTATTAATAAGAAAAATAAAAGCACCCGATAGTCCTTTTGGATTTCAATTACAGTTTTTAGAAGCTGACCATTTAGACGAAAACAAGAACGAATACATGATGAAAAATGGCAACAGTATTAAAATGGGTGTTGAGGTTGATAAATATGACAAACCTGTTGCTTATCATTTATTTAAAAAACACCCTTACGACAATTACTACCCAAAACCAACGCAAGAATATATTAGAGTACCTGCTGATGAAATAATTCATGCTTATTTACCGCAAAGAGCAGAACAAACAAGAGGGGTTTCTTTAGTTTCTACTGCTATGGCAAATGTAAAAATGTTAAATGGATATTTAGAAGCGGAAATTGTAGCAGCTAGAGTTGGTGCTTCTAAAATGGGGTTTTTTGTAAGTCCTGATGGAGATGGATACGTTGGTGATGGAGAAATGGAAGATCAATTTAATCCAACAATGAACGCACAAGCAGGTGTATTTGAACAATTACCTAGTGGTATGGATTTCAAAGCATTTGACCCTAGTCACCCAACATCTGCTTTTGATAGTTTTACAACTAGCGTATTAAGAAGTATCGCATCAGGTTTAAATATTTCATATCATTCGCTTTCTAATGACCTTACAAGTGTCAACTATAGTAGTATCAGGCAAGGTAGTTTGGAAGATAGAAGTATGTACCAAATTTACCAACAGTTTGTAATTGAACATTTTATTAATCCTGTTTTTCAGTCATGGTTAGAAATGGCAATATCAACTGGTTATATAAACTTACCAATTAATAAATTTGATAAGTTTGCTAAATCTATTTCATATATTCCAAGAAGTTTTGCTTGGATTGACCCTCTAAAAGAAATGCAAAGTAATGTAATAGGTTTGCAAAATGGAACTGTAACCTATGCAGATATTGCAGCAACTTATGGACGAGATGTTGAAGAATTATTTGAACAACATCAAAAAGAAGTAGAACTAGCCAAACAATATAATATTGAAATGGCATATCAACCATTTGGTGCTACTAAATTACCAGTAGAGCCAAATATTGAAGGTGGTGAAGAAGATGCCTAAGCCAACCGAAGGCATGAAAACCGAAGCACAAAAAGGTTTAGATTGGCGTGAAGAATTTGGACGTGGTGGCACTAGAATTGGTGCTGTTAGAGCAAGACAAATTGTTGCAGACGAAAATCTTTCAGATGAAACTGTTAAAAGAATGTATAGTTTTTTTAGCAGACATGAGGTTGACAAAGAAGCAGAAGGTTTTAATGTTGGCGAAGATGGTTACCCTTCTAATGGTAGAATTGCTTGGGCTTTATGGGGTGGCGATGCAGGTTATACTTGGTCAAAAAGATTAGTAGAACAAATGAAAAATGAAGAAGAAAGAGCAGTATCAGGTAAAGCACTTGCAATGATTGAAAACAAAGTAGAAGAACATAACGAAGAAGTTGGTAATGTTAAATCAAAAAGAACTAACATATCAACCTTATCAAAAGTTTACGAGAGAGGGATTGGTGCTTATAAAACTAATCCCGCTTCAGTAAGACCTAATGTTAGTAGTCCTGAACAATGGGCTGCGGCGAGAATTAACAGTTTTTTATATGCTTTAAGAAACGGAAGATTTAGAAGTGGCAAACATGATACAGACCTACTACCTGAAGGACACCCTTTATCAACAAAAAATAAAGAGGAGAAATCTATTATGCAAGATAAAGAAGATAGACATATCCTCAATGTAAATGAAACAGATGATAGTGTTATCATTGAGTTTTCAAAATATCATGAGGATAAAGAGAATGAAGAAGGTGAAGCAGTAGAAATGGAAACAGAAGGCTCAGAAAGACCTTATCACGATGATGACGAAGATAGAAAAGTGGTAGATATGCCAATGAAGTATAGAACCATAGATTTATCAAGGTCGGAATACATTGATGATGAAAATAGACGAGTTAGAGTTGGCGTTTCATCTGAAGAACCAGTAGAAAGAAGTTTTGGCATGGAAGTGTTAGGACATTCACCTGAAGATATAAACATGGAGTTTATTAATTCAGGACGCGCACCTTTATTGTTAGACCATGACATGGAAAAACAAATTGGTGTTATAGAAGAATTTAAACTTGACGAGACAGCTAAAAGGACAATAGCTGTAGTAAGATTTGGAAAATCTACTCTTGCACGTGAGGTTTATGAAGATGTCAAAGATGGTATTCGCATGAATATATCTGTTGGCTATCGAGTAGATAAACTAGAGCGTTACGAACAAGACGATAAGACTTATTACAAGGCATCATGGACACCGATGGAAGTTTCTTCTGTTAGTATCCCTGCCGATCAATCAAGACTTGTTGGAGTTGGACGTAGCAAACATAAACAAAACACACAAATACAAAAGGTGATAATAGTGGAAAACGAAAAACAAGAAATTAATCTTGATGAAGTTAGAACTCAAAGTGTTAATGAAGCTAAAAAAGAATTTCAAAAAAATTCAAAAGAAATTATTGATTTAGGTGTCAGACACAATAAAAGAGATTTAGCAAATCAAGCTATTTCTGAAGGCAAGTCTGTTGAAGAATTTAGAGGTCTTTTGTTAGAAAATATTTCTAACGATGTACCTTTAGAAACTCCAAAAGATATTGGTCTAACAGAAAAAGAAACAAAAAGATTTAGCATTCTTAGAGCAGTTAATGCTATGGCAAATCCTACTGATAGGAAAGCACAAGAAGCTGCTAAATTTGAAATGGAGTGTAGTGAAGCTGCACAAAGAGAATATGGTAAAACTGCACAAGGCGTGATGATACCTAACGACATTCTAAGAAGTTGGTCGCAAAGAGACTTAAATGCATCAGATGATGCAGGTCTAATTGGACAAGATTTTAGAGGTGGTTCTTTCATCGATGCTTTAAGAAATAATTCAGCAGTTATGCCAATGGCTACTGTATTGAATGGACTTCAAGGCGATGTAAAAATCCCTAAAAAATCAAGTGCTTCAACAGCAGCATTTATAAGTTCTGAAGGCGGCGCTGCGGGTGAAAGTGAAATGACTATCGGCTCAGTAACAATGTCTCCAAAAACTTTAGGTGCTTATACAGATGTCACTAGACAGCTTTTAATTCAATCTTCATTAGATGTTGAAAACTTAATTAGAGACGACTTAGCAAAATCTATAGCTATTGCGATTGATGATGGTGCTTTAGAAGGTTCAGGAAGTTCAGGTAATCCAACAGGTATTACTAACACTTCAGGAATTAATACAGTATCACTTTCAAGTGCTGCTGCTCCTACTTTTGCTGAAATGGTTTCTATGGAAACTGCTGTAAGAGTTGATAATGCGTTAATGGGCGATTTAGCTTATATCGTACACCCAACTAACTATGGCACATTAAAAACTACTGAAAAAGCTACAAATACCGCACAATTTGTTGCTGTTAATGACGAGATCAATGGTTACAAAACTGTTGTTTCTCCACAAATAACTGCTAACAATTACGTTTTTGGTAACTTTAGCGACTTGCTAGTTGGTTTCTTTGGTGGCGTTGACTTAGTTGTTGACCCATATAGTAACTCAACATCAGGAACAATTAGAGTAGTTGGCTTGGCTTCAGTTGATGTAAATGTACGTCATGCTGTAAGTTTCTGTCACGGCTCATAATTAGGTGGTTATGACTACAAGTAAACAGGCGGGGTTAATCCCCGCCACTTTAAATAAGAGGAATGGTATTATGAAATATTTAGTTTTAAGCGATACAGTTGCGGATAAAAAGAGAGTTGCAGCAGGTGATATTATTGAACTTGATGCAGACGAGGGAAGGATATTAGTTTCATACGGAAAAGTAGAAGAATATAAAGGTAAAGAAAAAAAAGAAACTAATAGAAGTGTAGGTTTAGAAAAATCTGAAAACAAACCTTTAAAAAAAAGAACTAAGAAGTAAATCATGGCATTAGAGAGTGCATTAGATTTCAGTTCTTATGTTGATACAACAACAGGACATGGAGTTACAGGCACTTTCTTTGAAGTGCAACAAACCCTATGGGATAGTTTAGGTTTGATTGATGATTTATTTGACATAGATAGTGGTGCTGCAACAAATATCAATTTAATCATAGATCAAGAATATTTTAATATTGAGGGTGGTACTGTTCCCGTAACAGGTTATCAACCAAGAGCAATAATAAAAGCATCAGATGCACCCTATATTTCACAAAATGACAAATTAAGAGTAGATGCTATAACAACCAATAATGGCAATGTTCTTGTCCCACAAACAACATTTTTAATTAGAACAGTAGAGCCTGATAATACAGGCTTTGTTTCTTTAGTTTTAGAGCAAGAATAATGAGCCAATTTATGTTAGAGACAGAAGAAGATATGTCAGCATATTTAGATATAAATTACGGGCATGGCGTATCTGCTGTTTATACTAATAGTAGTGGCACAGCATCTACAATAAACATTATTTTAAATAATGAATATGTAGAACAAGAAGAAGGCATTGGTGTAGAAGCATTAAAACCAATAGCCTATTGCAGAACAATAGATGTACCAAGTATTGCTTTTGGTAATACTTTAGCTGTTTCTGCGATCAAAGATACTAATGGTAATACCATAAAAGCAGCACAAAATTATACAGTTGTTAATATACAATCTGATAGAACGGGATTTAGTGCTTTAATGTTAGAGGAAGTTTAAATGGCAAATCATATCAGACAACAAATTAGAGAATATTTTGGTACTAATTTGAACAATTTAACAACAACAGGAACAAGAGTACATGAAACTAGGGTTTATCCTTTAGAGACTTTACCTGCTTTAGTTATTTATACTAAATCTGAAACTTCAGAACCATTGGTTATAGGTAGCGATAGACTTATGAGTAGGGAATTGTCTGTAGTGGTTGAAGGATATGCAAAAGCAACTAGCAATTTTGATGACACTATTGATACAATAAGCAAGGAAGTTGAAGAAGCTATTTCTGCTGACCCTACATTAGGCGGTTTAGCAAAAGATACTTATTTAGAAGCAACAGAAATAGAATTTAACGCAGAAGGTGAACAACCTTTAGGTTTTGTTTCTTTGACATTTTTAACTAATTACTATGTTCAGGAAACAAATCCTGATGTAGCAGTATAAAGAGGTATATAATTATGAAAATGATTAGTCCTAACGGAAAAGTTTCTATAGATGCTCACCCTTCAAAGGTTGAGAGTTTATTGAATATGGGTTGGAAAGAGGAAGCAGTCCATTCGCAAGATAAAATTAAATCTTCTTCTAAAAAAAACAAAAGTGAGGTAAAAGAAGATGGCAACTCATAAAGGAAGTGAAGGAACTGTAAAAGTTGGTTCTAATGCTATTGCAGAAATAAGGTCTTATTCTTTAGAAGAAAATGCCGATGTTATTGAAGATACTTCAATGGGAGATAGCGCAAGAACTTATTTAGCATCATTAACAACATTTAGCGGTTCTGTTGACGTATTTTGGGACGAAACGGACACAAACGGACAGGGTGCTTTAACAGTTGGTAGTTCTGTAACTTTAAACGTTTATCCTGAAGGTTCTACGAGTGGTGACACATACTATTCAGGCACAGCTTTAGTAACAGGCGTAACAAGAAGTGCATCATTTGATGGTATGGTTGAAGCTAGTATTTCTGTACAAGGTACAGGTGCATTAACAGCAGCTACAGTATAATCATGAAAGCTATTGAGAGAGCTAAGTCACATTTTGAAGATCAAGATGTAAAGGTTATTGAAGTACCTGAATGGGGAAGTGAAGATGAACCATTAAAAATATATGCGAAGCCATTAACGCTAAGTGAAACGTCAAAACTCTATAGAATGAGCAAAAACGATGACCTTACGATGATGGCTTACGTCTTAATATACAAGGCACTAGATGAAAATGGAGATAAGTTATTTAGTTTGGAAGATAAAAATCCTTTATTAAATAAAGTTGACCAAGATGTATTGGTCAGGGTGGCAACTCAAATTATGGGACAAGAACCTATTGAGAATGTCAAAAAAAACTAATAGAGGACGTTAATTTACATACACAATATGCACTAGCTGAAAAACTAGGCAAGACTTTAGAAGAAGTACAACAAATTAGCGTCCATGAATATCAAGGTTGGATAGCCTACTTTGAGTTAAAGGTAGAAAAAGAGAATGGCTAAACAAAAGGTAAAATTTGAATTAACCGCAGTTAATAGGACTACTGCTGCTTTTAATAAAGTAAAAACAAATTTACACGCTGTTAGAAATGCGGGTGCTATGGTGGCTGCAGGTATGCTTGTTGTTGGTGCTGCTGTTATTGGTGCATCAAAAGCATTTGTATCTCTTACCAAAAAAACTTTTGAATTTGTTGATGCTATAGGTAAAACCGCAACTAGAACAGGTATAACTACTGATGCAATACAGGCATTTAGCTTGGCAGCATTAGAAAGTGGCACAAGTATTGAGGGTGGTAATAAAGCATTAGAAAAGTTTGCTAGAAGTGTTGGTGATGCTCAAAGAGGATTAAAAACAACTAAAGATATATTCAAAGCTATTGGCGTTGAATTGCAAACAAATGAGGGTAGGTATAAATCAACAACTCAGTTATTAGAAGAAACTGCTGTTGGTATATCAAATCTAGGATCACAAACTGAAAAAGCAACTGCATTGGCTAATTTATTTGGTAGACAAGGTATTTTATTAACTGGTGCTTTGGAAGATTTAGCTGAACGTGGTATGGACGGATTTATAGAACGTGCCGAAGAATTAGGACTTGTTTTAAGTGAAAAATCAATTAGAGCAGTTGAACAATTCAACGACAAAATGAGTGTTATTCAATTACAAATCAGAAATGTAACAGCAGAATTTTTAATTGGTCTTTTACCTGCTTTAGATTTATTTAGAGAACAAATAGCAACTGCTATTGGCGAAGCTAGAGGTGAGTTTCAGGATTTTGAAAGAGTTGGTAGAGATAGTTTCAACACCATTATCGATACTTTTGTTAGTTTAGCGGAAGTCATGAAATTCTTTTCACCAATAATGGCATTCCAATTAAACAATGTAAGAGCATTATTTTTTGGACTTGTTGGTGCAATACAAACAGTTGAAATAGCTTTTAAGGGTTTTATAATAGCAAATCAGGTATTACTTAAAGAGGTTCCATTATTAGGTGCTGTTTTAAAAAAAGCAGGTATTGATGTAGATGGTTTTACTGGTGCTTTAGATGAAACTGTACAATCATTAAATGAAAGCGTAGAAGGTGCAAAGGCTACACAACAAAAATTAAAAGAGGTATTTACGTTTAATCCTCTTGAAGCTAGAGGTTTATATGATGGCATAATTACATTTGCTGAAGGTTTAAAAATTACAGAAGAAAAAGCAAAAGAATTTTCTGAAGCTTTGGAACAGGCGTTTGTTGATGATAATTTAAACAGATTACAAGCAATAAATGCTTTTAAAGATAGTTTGGGAACAGTTGACGAAGCATTGGACAAAGTAGCTGTTAGTTCAATGAAAAAATTTGAAGATAGTATTATACAAGGTCTAAAAAATGGTAAATTAGCATTTAAAGATTTTGCTACTTTTGTTGTTGAGCAATTAATAAGAGTTGCTATACAGCAATTAATAGTAAAAAATCTTATAGACCCATTTAGGTCAGCGTTAGGTTTTCCCACCGATTTAGGAACAACGCAAACAAGCAATCCATCTGCAAATATATTTGGCTTTGAAGGTGGTGGATATACTGGCATGGGTGCTAGAGCAGGGGGGTTAGATGGACGTGGTGGTAGATTGGCTATGGTACACCCCAACGAAACCATTATTGACCACGAAAAAGGACAATCAATGGGTGCAACAGTTAATTTTAATATATCAACAGTAGATGCAGCAGGTTTTGACCAATTACTAACTTCAAGAAAAGGTTTGATAACTTCAATAATTAATAATGCTATGAACAATCAAGGCAAAATGGGGGTAATATAATGAGTGGACAATTTCCAACAACACCAAATTTTAGAGCATTAGATTTTAGAGATAATAGACCAACCTTATTAAATCAGACACTATCAGGAAAAAGGTCAGTTAGACAAATTGGTTCACAATATTTTTCTTTTACAGTACAGATGCCACCAATGGAACAATTAGAAGCACAGGCAATATTTGCATTTCTACAAAAACAAAAAGGTTCTTTTGAAAATTTTACAATACAAGCACCATTGAATAATAAAGGCGTTAGTTATTCTGAAACAGATATATTAGTAAATGCAGTTCATGCAGCAGGTGTAAGTGCTATCGCAATGGACGGGTTTTCTCAAACCACCAATGCACTAAGAGCAGGAGACATAATAAAATTTGCTAATCATTCAAAAGTTTACATGGTTCAAAGCGATGTTACTGCTAGTGGTGGCGGTGCTACTGTAAACATTTCACCAAATTTAGTAACTGCTCTAGCTGACAATGAAGCTGTAACTGTTAATAAACCTTTATTTACTGTATATCTAGCTAACGATGAAATTATGTATTCAACTGATGCTAGTGGTTTATATACAATTTCATTTGATGTTAGAGAGGTTATTACATAATGCCAAGAAGTTTATCATCTGACTTACAAACACAAGTATCAGCAACCGCAACAAAAACAGCCTTTTTGGTTGAACTTAATTTATCCTCTACAATTAGACTAACAGATTGGTATTCTAATGTTGTTTATGATAGCAACACCTATGAAGCGGGTGGTTCTTTTTTATCAGTTGATGCGGTTACAGAAACAGGTCAATTAGAGGTTACAGAAATGACTATTGGTTTTTCTAATGTTACAGATCAAGTAAGAACATTAGTACAAAGTGGTGCATTTACCGATAAAATTGTAGATGTTTATTTAGCTTACTTTAATACATCTGAAACTATAGTGGGTGCTATAACTTATTTTACAGGGCAAATACGTAGTGTTTCTATAGAAGAAAATATCAACAGTTCAACATTATCTTTAGTAGTTGCGTCACATTGGGCTAATTGGAATTTGACTAAAGGACGACATTATTCAGACGAAAGTCAACAAAAATTTAGTACAGGTGATAGAGGTATGGAGTTTGCAACGCAAGTTAAAGAAAATGTTAGGTGGGGTATGTAAATGGCATTTTGGGCTGCAGTAGGTGGTTTTTTTAAGTCAGTTGGTGCTGCAATAGTAACTTATGCAAAAGCAAATCCAATAAGGTTTGCGCTACAAGCAGCTACACTTGCTGTTGGCGTTAAGGGTTTCTTACAAGCAAAACAAATGTTAGCTAAAGGGCAAGATATTCTTGCTAACAAAACAGCAGCAGGTGGCAAATTACCTGTCATTTATGGTACTAGAAGGGTTGGCGCACAAATTATATATATGGATACCTCTAGCAATGACAGTAGAGATTTATATGTTGTTTATGCTTTAGCTGTTGGGGAATGTGATGAAATTTTAGGTAGAACCATTGAATTAGATGGTACTGCTTTAACTGATAGTGCTAGATTTAGAGATGGCGGATATATTGGTACAGATAAAATATCATCAGGAAATGGTTCCCTTAACAGCGTTTCACAAAATGGCACAGGCATTGATGCGGGTGCGGGTGGTTTTGGCACAAGTCCTACTGCAAGATATCGTTACGTGATGAACCTACATCATGGGGCAGCAACACAAACAGCAGACCCTATGTTAGTTGCTTCTATGCCAAATTGGACTTCTTCACATAAATTAGACGGAGTTTGTTATATAGCAGCACATTTTGGTTATGATAAAGAAGGTATGTGGAGTGGCATACCACAATTAACAGTACAAGTAAGAGGTAAAAAAGTTTTTGACCCAAGAGACGGAAATCAAACATTTGGAACAGTTTCAACTTACACACATTCTGATAATCCTGCTCTTTGTTTCCTTGATTACATAACTTCAGATGAATATGGTAAAGGATTACCAATAGCAAATATAAATACATCTACATTTTCAACTGCTGCTAATGTTTGTGATACTGAAGTTAATCAACCTTATTTTAATGGTTCAACTAAAGCTATAACTTGGAGTGGTACAAGTGGTAATGACTTTATAAAAATTACAGGAACAAATGCTAATAGGGATTGGTGGCAAAGTAAGATTGCGGAATTAATTGATTTATTTGATGATGATGGAAATGGTGTTTTAGATGGTGCTGAGATCAAGGATATACAAAGATACCATTTTTACGATGATACTGAGGAATATTTTATTTTTTTTGATACTACTTTAGGTGCAACATATTCAGAACAAACTGGTACTTATGAGGTCAAAACCAAAAGATTTCATTGCAACGGATATTTAGATACCAATAAAAATGTTATGGATAACGCAAAAGAATTACTTGCTAATATGCGTGGTATTTTTCTTTATGTTGATGGCAAATATGAATTAGAAATAGAAGATACTGGTTCATCAGGTTTTAGCATAACTGACAATCATATTATTGCAGATGCAGGTATTTCTGTAGATTATGGTAATAAAGATAAAAAAGCTAACAAAGTTATTGTTGAATTTTTTAACGCTAATAAAAAATATGAATTAGATACAGCTACAGTTTTACATGGTGCTAGTCCAAATTATTATTCAGATGATGGTGATGAAATATTAGAAGTTAAAGCAGAATTTTCTTACATTACAGACCCATATATTGCATATAACATGGGGAAAGCTATTCTTGATCGCAGTAGAAACCAAATGACAATACAATTTACAGGTACGCCTGAAATGTATAAATTAAATGTTGGTGATATTGTTGACATTACTTATGCAGGACTTGGTTTTAGTAGCAAGGTTTGTAGAGTACAAGCATTAGAATTGCAGCCAAACGGATTAGTTGCGGTCTCTTTAATTGAATATGTAGATGTATATTCATGGCAAGTGCCTTCACAAGAAAGTGAAGAAGATAATGCAGATGTTCCAAGTGCTTTTGCGGTTAAAGTACCTGCTAGTTTGAGTTTTACAGATACAGATAGTAGTTCTACAGGCAGACCTTTTATATCTTGGACAACGCCAACAGATTTTCCAAATAAAGAATATCGAGTAAATATTGTTGATAGTTCAAGTAATCAGGTAATGAACAAAATTGTTGATACAGAAAATGTTGACCTTAATTTTTTACCAGTTGCAAGTAACTATGTTGCTAGTGTTTCATCAATAAATACGTTAGGTGTAGAAAGTGCTGCTACAACATTAACCTTTAGTGTTGGAGATGAACCTGTAGTTACTAACGATATTAAAGATTTAGCTATTACCAACGCAAAAATAAACGATTTAAACGCAACAAAAATTAACGCAGGTACTATAAGTTCAGACAGAATTGATGTTGATACATTAAATGTTAAACATTTTGCAAATGTATCAGCAGATATACTAGCACATGATGGAGTGGCAGTACCTTTGTCAGTTTTTGGAAGTGCTTTTCAAAGAGGTTCGACTGATTTTACTACTAACACAACTGCTTTAGGTAATTATCTGCCTATTGATATTGATAACGTGCGAAACAATGCAAAATATCAAGCTATATGGACTGGTGTATATGGTGATTGCACAAATGGTATTTTAGAGTATAGCGTAAATAATGGAACATCTTATGCAGAAGCAGCAGGTGGTATTCAAAATGTAGAGTTTGATGCAGGAACTTTTAGAACTTATACCTTTGTTTACAATGGTAGTATTACAGGATTACCAACTACAGGATCAAACACAAGATTAGTTAAATGGCGTATAAGATGGGTTACAAAACTAAATTCAACTTATCAATCGCTTTATGTTTTTATAGATAACACGCAATAATGAACTTTTTATATTACAAAATTCTATCTAAAGGACTACAATAGAAACGAGGTAAAAATATGGCACAACATGATTACAATATAGCTAACCAGTCAGGGGCAAATTTTAGAGCAGACTTAAATAATGCTTTGTCTGCTATTGTTACTGTAAATAGTGGTTCATCAGAACCATCAACTACATTTGCACATCAATTATGGGTAGATACAAGCAGTAATGTTTTAAAAATTAGAAACGCAGCAGACAATGCTTGGATTACACTTGGTTTAAGTATTACAGCCAGTAACACAGTAGATGTAAATGGTGGAACTGTTAATGGCATAACATCTTTTAGTTTTAGTTCAGGTGCAACTGTAACTTCAATATTAGATGAAGATAATTTATCAAGTGATAGTGCAACAGCATTAGCAACCCAACAATCAATAAAAGCGTATGTTGACAGTCAAGTTACCGCACAAGATTTAGATATAAGCGATGGCTCATCTACAATAGCTATTGATTTAGATAGTGAAACATTATCTTTATTAGGCGGAACTGGTGTTACATCAGCAGCTTCAGGCAATGGAGTTACTTTTTCTATTGGTCAATCAGTAGGCACAGGGGACAATGTAGTATTTAATCAAGTAACAAGTGCATTAGTTGGTAATGCTTCAACTGCAACTGCTTTAGCTACTGCAAGAACAATATCAGGCGTAAGTTTTGATGGTACTGCAAATATAACTTTAGATACAGACGATATTGGGGAAGGTTCTGCTAAATATTTTACTGCTGAAAGAGTAGATGACCAAGTAAATACATTATTAACAGCAGGTGCAAATATAAGTCTTACTTATGATGATGCAGCAGGTACTTTAACTATAGCAAATACTAATAGTGCTGATATTACTTCAGTTGTTGCAGGAGATGGTTTAACAGGTGGGGGAACTTCAGGAGATGTTACATTAGCAGTTGGAGTTGATGATAGTTCAATAGAAATAAATTCAGACGCATTAAGAGTTAAAGCAAGTGGTATAACAAATGCTATGTTAGCGGGTTCTATTGCAAATGCTAAGTTAAGTAATTCAAGTGTAACTGTAAATTCACAAGCTATAGCATTGGGTGGTTCACATACATTTGATACTGATGACATTGGTGAGGGAAGTTCAAACATCTACTATACTGATGCAAGAGCAAATTCAGCTATTGATGCGAGAGTAACTAATACATTTATAAATAATTTATCAGGAGTTGTTGCTGATACCGCTACAGCACTTGCAACAGGTAGAACTATAGCTCTATCAGGCGATGTAACCGCTTCAGGCGTTAGTTTTGACGGAACAGGTAACATAACTCTATCTACAACAATAGCAGCTAACAGCGTGGCTTTAGGAACTGATACAACAGGCAATTATGTAGCCACTGTAGCAGATGCAGGAAATTCAAGAATTACTGTAGCTAATTCAGGAAGTGAAACAGCAGCAGTAACTTTAGATATAGCAGACGATGCTATTGGAACAGACCAAATAGCAAATAATGCAGTTGCTTTAGGAACACAATCAACAGGAAATTATGTAGCAACGATTAGCGGAACAACAAATGAAATAGAAGTATCGGGTTCAGGTAGTGAAACTGCAACAGTAACAATAGGCTTACCTGATAATGTTACTATTGCAGGAAATTTAACTGTAAATGGCACAACAACTTCTGTTGATACACAAACATTAGAAGTTGAAGACCCATTAATAAAATTAGCAAAAAGCAATAGTGGTGCTGATAGTGTTGATATAGGTTTTTATGGTTTGTATGACACTTCAGGATCACAGGATTTATATGCAGGTTTATTTAGAGATGCATCAGATAGCGGTAAATTTAAACTATTTAAAGATTTACAATCTGAACCGACTACAACTGTTAACACAGGTGGAACAGGTTATGCAGTTGGAACTTTAGTATCTAATTTAGAAGGTGCTGTAACGGGTAATGCTTCAACAGCTACAGCTTTAGCAACAGGAAGAACAATAGGAATGACGGGAGATGTTGTTTGGACCTCTGCATCTTTTGATGGTTCAGGCAATGTAACTGGTACAGCCATTATACAACCTAATTCAGTTGCTTTATCAACAGATACTACAGGCGATTACGTAGCAACAATAACAGGTGGTACAGGTATTGATAGCACAGGTGCAACAAGTGGTGAAGGCATAGGACATACTTTAAGTTTAGACCTAAATGAATTAACGACTGAAACCTCTATTGCACAAGCTGATTTTGTTGCTATGGTTGATGCTACGGATAATGCATCAGGAAAAATAACTTTAAGCGATTTAGAAGATGAAATATTTGGAAATGTAAGTGGTGATATAGCAATAGCAGCAGGTGGTGCAGCTACAATACAAGCAAATAGCGTTGCATTAGGAACAGACACTACAGGGGATTATGTAAGCACAATAACAGCAGGAACAGGACTAACATCAACAGGTGCTACATCAGGTGAAGGTGTTGCACATTCATTATCAGTAGATGCTGCTCAAACTCAAATAACAAGTGTTGGTGCTTTAGATGGCGGTTCTATAACATCAGGTTTTGGAAGTATAGATGTTGGTTCTTCTGCAATTACTACAACAGGTATAGTTACAGGCGGTACATTAGCAGGAACTTTATCAACAGCAGCACAAACAAATATTACAAGTGTTGGTACATTAACAACACTCACAGTTGACGATATTACGATCAATGGCTCTACAATTTCAGATAGTGGCGATTTAACACTAGATGTTGGTGGAGATTTGACAATAGATGTTGATGGTGCGGATATTTTATTAAAACATGATGGTACACATTGGGGATCAATATATACAAACGCAACTCCTAATAATCTATTTATACAAAACATGATTTCTGATGGTGATATTTACTTATCAGGTAGTGATGGTGGTTCTAATATAAATGCCTTAATTCTTGATATGTCAGATGCAGGCACAGCTACATTTAATAACAAAGTTGGTGTAAATCAATCTTCACCACAAGCTCAATTACACACAACTATTGAGGGTAGTGTGCCTACTATAGCATCAGAAACAGTAGCAATATTTAACAGAAGCGGTGGTTTAAGTCATGAAGCTAATATATCTATTATTGGTGGTGCAACAGGTGCATCTAATATTCATTTTGGAGATACAGCAGATGAAGATATTGGGCGAATAAGATACGAACACGCTACAAGTGATGCAGACAACATGGCATTTTATGTAGCAGGTTCAGAAAAAATGCGTATTGATGCTACAGGTAATGTAGATATATTACAAAGCAATCATTTAAGGTGGAAACACGCAGCAGGTGGAACTATTAGAGGTTCTATTGATGCAGACAGTAATGATAATTTAATGTTCTATACAGGTTCTAGTGAAACTGAAAGAATGCGTATTGATGGTTCAGGTAAGGTTGGAATAGGTGGTACGCCAAGTGTTGCACAATTTGATATAAAAGCCAGTAATTCAAACAAATATATTTATTGCGATGATGGTACTAATGCACTATTAGAAATCAAAGGAACTAGCAGCGAATTAGCAATATCTTCACAAGCAACAGGTTTTTCTGCTTGGGAAGATATGCAACTTAAAGCACATAACATTTCATTCTATACAAGTGGCAGTGAAAGACTGAAAATTGATAGTGCGGGAACAGTAAACCCTGATGCTATTATAAATTTCATTAATCAATATGATGCAAATGTAGGCAATGGACCTTTTATTTATTTTAGTACCAGTGGCTCAATAACAGTTGGTACTGATAGTGCTTCAGCTAGAAATGTAATGGGTTTTAGAAATCCTAATGGTGAAATAGGTACAATAACAACAAGTGGTTCTTCAACAGCCTACAACACATCTTCAGATTACAGGTTAAAAGAAAATGTTGATTATAATTTTAATGCTCTTGATAGAATTTCAGAATTAAAACCTGCTAGATTTAATTTTATATCTGACCCAAATACAACAGTTGATGGCTTTTTGGCACATGAGGTTTCTAACATAGTTCCCGAAGCTATTACAGGTGAAAAAGATGCAGTTAAAGAAGAAGAATACGTAATTACACCTGCGGTATTAGATGATGATGATAATGTTATTATTGAAGCTGAAATGGGAACAAGAGAAGTACCTGACTATCAAGGTATAGACCAAAGTAAATTAGTTCCTTTATTAACAAAAGCTATACAAGAACAACAAGAACAGATTGATAATTTAGTAGCTAGAATAGAACAACTTGAAAATTAGTATATAATAAAATAAATATTAACTTATAGGAGAGATAATGAGTGAAGATAAAACTATGAAAACAGATCAAGAAACAACAAAAGAAGAACCTGTTGTAATAACTTACAATGGTACTGAATACAGGCAATCTGACCTTACAGAAGAACAGATGGCACTTGCATCTAGGTTAAATGTTATTGGTAGAAAACTAGCAACACTACAAGCAGCACACGATGATTATGTTATGACTAATGATTATAAAAATATTGTTATACAGTCATTTGAAAGAAGCATTAACCCTGAAGTTGTAGAAGAAGATAAGGAAGAATAATGCCAAGAGTAACTGCATCTGATGTAAGTGTAGAATTAGAAAAACACGAAATACAATGCAGTGAAAGATGGACACAAAACTGGAACAGATTAAGAAAAATAGAAGTTTCAGTTAGGGATTTAGACAATAAAACAGAAGCTAAATTGAATAAAATTGATTGGACAATCAAAGGCGGTTTGGGTGCTGTTATTTTAATCCTTTTAAGTGGCATTATTAGCTTATTAATTAAGTTATGATAGATAAACTCATTCAACCAGTCAGTAAATTATTAGATAAATTCATACCTGATGCTGACGAAAAACAAAAAATAGCACATGAAATTGCTACTATGTCAGAAAGACATATCCACGAAATTGCAAAGGCACAAATAGAAGTTAATAGAGAGGAAGCTAAAGGTAATTGGTTTCAATCATCTTGGCGACCTGCTACAGCTTGGGTTTGTGTTGCAGGTTTTGCAATTAATTTCTTAATCAGTCCATTACTTGCACCATTTGGAATAGATATACCACAAGCGGATACAACAACTATGTTACCAGTTTTAATGGGAATGTTGGGTTTGGGTGGTTTAAGAACAATGGAACGAGTAAAAGGCGTTGGAAAAAATTAAATTAAATAGAGGTAATAACCAATGGACGAAATGTTTATAGAAGATATATCAATTATTGATTATGGAAGCGGTGGCATTTTCTTTTACAAAATACAATTAGAAAAAGATTTTGATATTGAACAATCTGTATTAAATCTTATGGATTTAAAAGGACATAAAGAAAGTAATTGTCATTGGTCAGTTATGTGCATGAACGATATTATTAACAATACAAATACAATAATAACGCATCAAGAGTTAAAAGCTATGGAGAATAAATAAATGACTTATAATCAGAATGAAATAAGTGAAGCTAGATTATACGCATGGAATTTATTAAAAGATTATTTAAAAGAATGTATTCAAGAAAATACTGACCCTTGTTCTGAGGAATTATTAGAGCAAATGAATATTTGGGAAGCTGAATATGATAAAAAATGCGATCAATATTATTCTGAAGGTAGGTTTCAAAATGGATAAAAAGGTGTTGGAAAAATTAAATTAAATAGAGGTAAATTATGAAAATAAAAGAAATAGTTAGTAAATTAAATTTAAGTAAATATCAATGGTTTCAAACCTTCTTGAAACAAAAATATGCACATTCAGTTATTGTTGGCGTAGTTATATTTATTGTTGATTGGTTTACAAACTTAACTTGTGATAACAGCGATATATCACAAGCATTTGTTGTTGGTTTTGTAGCTTGTTTAATATCTGCTTTCTTTATTTATAATCCACTTAAAAAATAATGATTGCCAAGATCAAGGAAATGTTACTTCGGCATGAAGGTTTGCGACTATTTCCGTATCAAGACCATTTGGGATACCAAACTATAGGCATTGGGCGTTGTATTGAAAAAATAGGTATAACAGAAGATGAAGCTATGTATTTACTAGCAAATGACATAAAAAGGGTTGAAGATAATTTAGATAAAAATTTTGGTGCTTGGCGTACATTTCCTGAAAAAGCTAGATTAGTTTGTATTGATATGACCTTTCAAATGGGTATTACAGGTTTTATGGGTTTTAAACAAACAAGGCAACTCATGCAAGATGGGTTATGGCTAGAAGCCAGTGAAGAAATGTTGCGTAGCAAATGGGCGACACAAACTCCGCATCGTGCATTATACAATTCAAGACAAATAGCGTTGTGTCATAATGGCAAAGACAACGGAAGACCATCAAAATAATTCAAGACTTGGTGCATTAGGCGAAAGTTTTGTGCAAACATTCTTGCTTGAATATTGCGATTGGTGTTATCCTACTCAGGAGAAACACCCCGCAGACTTATTAGTAGAATTAGGGTCTGCAAAATATACAATACAAGTTAAATCAAGAAGGGAAACCAAAGAAGGTAAATATGTTTTTGCTGTTGAAAATTCTAGAGCATTATCAGAAGTTTATAAGCAATATCATTGCGATATTCTTGCTTTTGTTTTCTTTGGTGAACTTGGAAAACATATCAAGTTCCAACCAAATAACAGTACGCAACAGTATTACACCTTTACTAAAGAAATTATAACTCCAACCTTAGAACTTGATAGCTTTAAAGAAACCCTAGATACGTTAAGTTCTGTACCAATAATAAATCCACTATTAAAATAATACTTGTATATTTATATATTTATGTATATAATACTCTCATGTTAAATAAAAAAGGAGTAATTAACATGAAACAAGAAAATGTAATACAAGAACTAAAATCAGAAATAGAATTATTACAAGATCAAAAAAAATCTTTGCAATCTAGACAAAAGGGTATGGCAGATAGAATAATTGATCTTGCAGATAGTATAAAAAAGTATAACCAAGAAATTAACAGTATCATTGAAAAAATAGAAATACTTCAAAATCAATTAAAAAAAGGGGGTGAATAATGAAACTAGAAAATAGAATTATACAACTAGAAAACATGATTGCCATGCGACAAGACATGAACAAAAAGTTTGGTAGCTACTGTTCACAAGAAGAAATTGATGAACTACAACAAGAGTTAGACAAAGCAAAAAGAGATCAAAACAAGGGGGAAAAATAATGTTAGGCGTAGGCAAAACAGGAAAAGGCAATCAAACAACTAAGGCTGACTATGTACAAAAGTTGGCTAAAGTTATAGGCAACAATCCTCAATTACATGATGCTCTTAGAAAAAGAGAGGGTGAGCATTATGAGTTCATTAAGACAGTATTTCGAACACAATGGTCTGCTAAGTTCTTTGAAAGAATAGTAGATGCTTATTTAAAGGAAACTGTATAATGGCAATCAATAAAAAGGTTACAAAAAAATATAGTCCTTTCAATAAATCGAGTAATAAAGAGGGCGAAGGTGTTTTGGCTATGTTCTATAAAGATAAAGGCAATGGATCAAAACAGAAACCAAATTTAAAAAATTTGAGAAAGAAAAGAAAAATTGCAAAGAAAATGCGACAAAAAAATAGGGGGAAGAAATGAACTACCGAATTACAACAACAACAAAAAGTATTAAACAAGGTAAGAAATTAGAAACTACCATGTATGACATTTATGCTGAAAACTTACTTGATTTATTTAATAGTTTAGAAAAATTAAAAAGCAAACATTGTATATACAATGACGAAATTGTATCTATAAAACTTATATAGGGGGAAGAAATGAGATACGAACTATATGTATTAACAAAAAGAAACTTTTGGTGGTTAGCTATTAAAACACCACATGAAGAATATTTTAATTACAAGAAAAAAAACTTTATCAAAGATGGATTTAAAGTAAAAGAAGTTATAAAAAAAATAAACAATGGCAAATAACAGATCAACAAAAGCACAAGTATTAAAAAGATTTCCTAACTCCTCTATATCACAAGCTGACACATTAATGTTGAGTTATAAAGATGGCAAAAAATGGGAACAAAGTCCTATATGTATGAATTTAAATTGCAGAAGCACAGAACTACGCTACGAAGGAAAGAATGAAATATATGATGTAGATGTTTACACTTGTTTGGATTGCAAAACAATTTCAGTACAAGGTTATGAAACTATAAGAACAGGTGGTAATGTAGGCTGCAAAGAAGATTTATATGAAGCTAGAGGTTGGTAAAAATGCTAGAAGATTTATTAGTTAAAATATCTGTAGTAGGAATGTTTATTTGTGCGTGGTTAATATATGTCATAACAAACAAGGAGAGTTTTTTATTATGAATGTAAAATTTTATTTATTAGGTGGCGGAGAATTAAATATTCCCGCAAGAGCAGTAAGCGGTTTTTACAAAGACGATATAACGGGTAATGTTATAGTTGTAGTAGATTTCAAAGGGGTTCAACGACAAGAGTTTAAGGTTAGAGATAGCATAGACGAGGTTAAGTATATTTTGGGGATAGCTACATGAAACCAATAGGTAAGATAACAAGAGATGATATTTGCACTCATTCATTAGTGCCTTATTTGTTTGATGAAGGGCATTTTAAGACCAAACAAGAGGTTTTAAACGATTGTATAAGGGCAAGGCATGGGGAGAACATAAGAACAGCACAGACGTTGCGACAAAGAACAGGAGATGTATTAGAAAAACCATTAATCCATGAATGTATGCAAAGACTAGGAATTACAGAATATCAACCTGAAATTAATGAAAAGGTAATACACCCATTTTTGCCATTAGAGGGTTCTTTAGATGGAATAGCAGAAGCAACCAATATCAAGATTGAACCTAATGCGGAACAAGGTATTTATGTTATGGGTTCAAGTTGTATTTTCTTAAATGGTGAGATGCCGATAGAAGTAAAATGCTCTAGTCAATTTCCAACTGATGAACCGCCTAATTGGTTAGGAGTTATGCAATTAAAAGCAGCTATGAGTTCATTACAGGCAAAATGCGGAATACTTATAATTTTATTTCAATCTACAGATTTAAGAATATATTTGTACAGTAAAGACCATGAGTTTGAGAAACAATTAGAAGAAAAAGTTATGGATTTTGATCGCAGAATTACCGAAGAAGATTATTTTACACCGCACATAACAAAAGATGCTTACATTAAATATCCTAATGCAAAAGATGAAACAAAAATATTAAAAGAAGATACTGCTGATTTATTAAACCAACATGAAACAACAAAAGATATGATTAAAAAGTTACAAGTTGTAAATGACAAGATACAGGCACAAATCATGGACGAATTAGGCAATTCAAGTGAGGGAAGAATAGGCGATTGGATAGTGCAATGGAAAACAAGAAAATACAAGGCACAGCCTGAAAAGATAATACCGCCAAAAGATGCTTATGAGATTAGAAGTAAAACATTAACTATTAAAAAGGGCAAATAGATATATGAGAGTAGTAGGTTTAATGGAGAGTTTATCCTTTGCCCTTAACCTAATTATAAATTAAATATTATTTATGCAATACGAAATAACTAGCAAAAAGGATATTTTTAAATTAATATAAATATTGGAGAGAAAAAATGGAAGATATGAATAAGAAGGCATTATGGATACCGCCTGACTTACATAAAGCAATTAAAATATTTGCAATCAAACAAAATATGAATATTGAAGCAGCAACGCAACTTTTATTAAAGTTGGGTTTATGTTCTTATTCTGAGGAAAAAGAAAATGACAGAACATAGTCAATTAGTTGCAAAAAGATTAGAAGAATTGCAAGAAGAAGAAAAAGACAAATCTATTAAGTATTTTTATTTTGAAAAAAGACCTAATGGAGATACTTTTAGAGAAATTGGATTTTACAGTGGTAGAAAAGAAACAACATTTATTGAAAATGGTAAACGCTAGAAATAAGGGTGCTGCATTTGAAAGATATATTGTTAATATGCTAAATACATATTTTGAAAACAAAGGAATAGATAAGAGAGTAAAACGCAATCTAAATCAATATCAAGAAAAAGGTCAAGCAGACATTTATTTAGATAATATAGCTATTGAATGCAAGAGATATAAAAGCGGGAGTGGTATGCCTAGAAATAATTGGTGGACACAAACATTACAAAGTGCGGGAGATAAATATATACCTATTTTAATATGGAAGTATGACAGAAAACCACCACAGGCTATAATACCTGCATGGTTAATGTCAGAAGTTCCAAGATCAAACAAAGTAACTTTAATGTGTCCTTTAGCGGATATTTGTAAGAATTTAGATGAAGTCTTACAAAAAGCAAATGGACGTTAATAGCTTTTTATTAGAGGAAGATTTTGAAGATTATTGCAGAATGGCGTATCAAAGAATTAACGTAGCGTGTGAATTTCTTGGAATAATTAATGATGAAGATTTTGAGAGTTTTAAGGCTAGAAATTATTCAAGACTTGAAACAGATTATTTATCCAGTATTGATAAAACAATACATTAACTATAGGAGAGTATTATTATGGATATATTAGGTGGCATGAGTAATGCTAACGAGGGTTCGCAAATGTATCTTGCGTTTAAAACACAACAACAACAATGGTATGTAAATGGTGAAACACCCATTGAATTTACCTATATGCAAGTTGACCCTGCATCATTTAAATCGGGTTGGGGTAAATATACTCCTGTTAGCGGTTATGAATATGTTTGGGATAATAAATTTGGAGTTATGGACACAAGACCTGATGAAGATTTTAGAAGGGCATTTAGTGCATGGGTAATGCCACAAGGTACTGCAAGTCCTTTACTTTGGCAAAGGTTCACTTATGCAGAAAGCACCGCATTTAATCAATTACTTGGAACATTTTGGAATGCAAAAGAAACAGCAGGTCAAAATTTACCAGTAGTTAAATATGAAGGCTCTAAAGAAATTACTATTGGTATGGGTAAATCTTCAGAAATAACTTTTAGCTTTGCAAAATTTGCACCAAGAGCCGATGGTTTTGTTGTTCCTAGTTGGTATTATGAAGATACAAATACTAATGAAGAAGAATTTAAGTCACCCAATGATGGTCTGCAAGATTTAGTTAATAAGCAGATAAATGAAAACAATGATTTATTGAATGACGAAGATATACCTTTCTGATGCAATCAATAGATTGGCAAAAGATAGCACCTGAGGTTGCATTAGAACTTCTAGGCGAACCCAAGATCAAGAAAACTAACGAATGGCGTTGGAATAATAAAGGTTCTTTGGTTTTAAACTTAGAAGCGGGAACATGGTGGGATTTTGAGAATGATACTGGTGGTGGTATCATTGATTTAATCAAACATCTTAACCATGATGTTAATACAATTTTAAAAAGGTTTGGTTATGACTTGACATTACGTTCAAATTACTCCTTTATAAAAAATAGCAACAATCCCCCTGTTGCTAAAAGTAATGTCAAGTCTTTTACAAGGGAACAGATGATTGACCTTTATAAACAAGCTATTGTGAAGGTCAAATATGCTGACAACTTTATGGTTTTAAGATTTCCTGAAAATCATCATATAAAACAAAAATATGCACCTTTTTCACTAAATCCTGATACAAGTTGGTCTCTAAAACGTCCTGACATGGCGTTGTTGCCAATATATTATCAACCCAATGGTAAAGACAAGCCTGTATTAATTTGTGAGGGTGAAAAGGCTATGCGTGGTGCAGAACAAATATATGATGGAGATTGTGTTACTTGGCATGGTGGCGTAAACGCTTGGGATAAAGCAGATTGGTCACCTATCTTTGGTAAAGAGGTCTATATTTTTCCTGATAATGATACAGCAGGATTTAAATGTGCTAACGCTATAGCCAAATATCTAAAAAGAAACGATTGTAAAGTCAAAGTAGCACAACCGCCAAAAGATTTTGCTGATAAAGATGATTTGTATGATGCTTATGAAAGTGGTTATTTTGACAACTCAAAAGCATTGGAAAGCTATATACAACAAAATGCGATCAAACCGCCAAGAGGTTCTTTGTACTTTCAAACTGTTAATGAGATTTTAGATAACATGAAAGAGCCTGATTGGTTGGTAGATAGATGTATTGAAAGAGGTACAGTTACTAGCATATTTGGCGCACCTAAAAGCGGTAAATCATTTATTGGTATTGCTATGGGTTGTGCTATAGCTACAGGAGAGGATTTTTATGGTTATAAAACACAACCTGCAACAGTATTATATTTAGCAGGTGAGGGTTATATGGGGGTTGGCAGGAGAATAAAAGCCTATGAGGAGTTTTATGGTAGAAGTTTAACTGATAAACCATTATTAGTGTCTAACAGGGGTTCAAGAATAGGAGATGATGAAGAATTTGCAATGCTACAAGATGTATGCAGGGATATAGAAGCAGAACATGGAAATATAGGAATGATAGTTGTTGATACTTTAGCTAGAAATTATGGTCTTAATGAAAATAGCACCGAAGATATGAATAAATTTATACAACGCATAGACGAATTAAAAGAGGAGTTTAATGCAAGTATGGTTATTGTCCATCATACAGGGCATGGTGCAAATGGTAGGGCTAGGGGTAGTTCAGTATTACCTGCTGCTCTTGACTATGAATTTAAAGTTGTTAGAGACCCTAACAGCGATGATAAGTCTATGCTTGTTACTTTGAAACAAACTTTAGTTAAAGATGGTACACCTATTGATGATTTATACTTTCAATTTAAAGAGCAAACATTATATGGCTATGAAGGTGTTACAAGCGGTGTTTTAGCTTTAACAGATCAATCACCACGTCAAATAGGATTATCTAAAGCAAGAGAAGAAACATTAGCTGCTATAGAAAAGATACAAAGAGAAAAAGCACCACATGACCCTGTAAGTTATTGGGTTAAACATAGTATTTTATTAAGCGTTATGGATATAAAAGAAAGCACTTTAAAAAGCAGATTAAGAGATTTAAAAGATAATGAGTTAGTGCATTATAAAGAGGGTTATGGTTATCAATCAAAATCACTAGACAATGAGGTATTTTAACAATGATAGAACTTCCAAATAAAAAATATAGAACAATTTATGCTGACCCTGCATGGAATGAAGTGGGTGGCGGGAAAATAGTTAGGGGTGCTAATAGACATTATAGTTTAATGAAAACAGAAGATATAAAAGCACTACCAGTAGCAGAAATAGCTGATGATAATTGTTGGTTATATTTATGGGTTACTAATAATTTTTTAAAAGATGGTTTATCTGTAATGGAAGCATGGGGTTTTAGATATGTAACTAATTTTGTATGGACAAAAGACAGATTTGGTATTGGTTACTATTTTAGAGGACAACATGAATTATGTTTGTTTGGTGTAAAGGGTAATCTAAAACCCAAACATAGGAATATTAGTAGCGTACTAAATGTTCCAAAAACAAAACATTCTAGAAAACCTAAAGAAGCAAGAGATAAAATTCAACACATGAGTTATGAGCCAAGAATAGAATTATTTGCTAGGGAAAGAGTAGAGGGTTGGGATTGTTGGGGAGATGAAGTATGAAAAGTTTAGTTGGTTTACCTAATAAAAAATACAATACAATAGTCCTTGATCCACCTTGGAATATTACAATGGGTGCAATTCCAAAAAAAAGAAGACCAAACACAAAAACAAAATTAGATTACCCAACAATGACTTTAAATGAAATTAAGGCAATACCAATAGGAGAAATAGCAAATTTAGGCTGTCATGTATATACATGGACGACCAACAAAATGCTTCCATATACATTTGATGTATTAAAGTCTTGGGACGTAAATTATCACTTAACTTTAGTTTGGACAAAACACAATGGCATGACACCAAACTTTGCTTATAAATTTGCTACTGAATTTTGTTTACTTGGGTTTTATAAAAAACCTATGCAAAAATTTAAAAGATGCGGAAAGTTAAATTGGATAAGCACTAACGCACCAAGAAAACACTCTACAAAACCACAAGAATTTTTTGATTTAGTAGAAGAAATGTCGCCTGACAATTATTTAGAGATGTTTGCTAGAAATAAAAGAGATGGTTGGGACGTTTGGGGTAATGAAGTATGAATATATATAAATATAATAGGTTTGGTTTTGGTTTGGTTTTAGGTTTGGTTTTGGTTTGGTTTTTGACCGAAATCATCAAAAAGTTGGTTGGTTTGGTTTGTATTTCTAATACAACCAACCAAACCACTATGAGATTAACACATTATGACCAAACCTAATAATTCATTCTTTAATGATACTTTAGTTAGGAAATTAAAGAATTTAAGAATATATGAGCAAGAAACTTATTGTAAGTGGGGTCACAGAAAACGCATCTTTAAAATGGTAGGTGTAAATTTTGAAATAAAATTTTGTAGGGCTGAAATGTTGTTATCTAAATCATTACAAGATCAAGAATGCAATGTAGAAAAGAAAATTAAAATGATAGAAATGATGAATAGAGCATTTGAGCAACTTAATATAAAATGTGAAGAAAGTGGTTATGCTATGCTACAACCTGATACTAAATGTTTTTGTTTAGATAAAAAAATAATTGTTGTATGTGATACCGATGAACAAAAACCATTATTAAATAAAATACACAAACAAGAAAAAGATATTATGATATTTAGTATTGAGGAATTATTGAGATGTATTCCTAATGATTTTATGGAAGCTAAAAAGTTATTATCTAGTATTGATAAGAGAGTTAATTTTAAAAGAATAGATTATGTCTAAAGGTAGCAAAAGGAGACCTGAAGATAAAAAGAAAATAGATGCAAATTGGGATAACATATTTAAAAAGAAAGATGCCAACAAAATTAAAAAAAAGCGTAAAACATTACAACAGAAAGACAGGTAAAACTACTGTTGAACATTTTTATTTACACGCTACACCCATGACTGAATTAGAACGGATTGCTTATGATGATAAAGCTAATCCAAAGTTAAGAATAAAATGTAGAAGGGAATTGATAAAACGTAACAAATGTTTAAGTATTTAGAAGATTTAATTGATAAATTTTTAGAATGGTCATTACAAAGACAGGCAAACAAATTATTTAAAAGGAGAAAATAAATGACAGATTTAGTAAACAAACCGCCACATTATAATAAGGGTGGTGTTGAGTGTATTGCATATATTCAGCAACAATTAGGATCAAACTTTCCTGCATATCTTGAAGGTTCAGCAATTAAGTATATTCACAGACATAGATATAAAGATGCCAATATACAAGACTTAAAGAAAGCAGTTTGGTATATTAATAAGCTAATAGAGCATTATGAAAATTTATGAAGATAGATGCACATGAAATACACTACGTATATTGTATTGATTGTGAAATAGATTATAGGGTGATTGAGATAGAACCTTCACAAAATGTAAAAGAAGTAGAACCTTTTATATGTCCGTTTTGCGGTAATAAAAAAACTGAATTTTATTATATAGATTTAGATGATGAAGATAGATAAACAGAAACTAAAAGAAAAGATAGCACAAGGCAAATCAAGTACAGATGTTGCAATGTCTTATGGTGTTCACCCAACTACAATAAGAAGAAAAGCAAAAGAGTTTGGTTTGAAGTTTGCAACCAAATCATGTTGGAGAAATCATCAATGCAAGTAAATGTTACAAGCAATGTTGCGTTTGTCGAAAAGCGATTAAACAAAATACAAAAGAAACAAATACCTTTTGCTACTTCTGTTGCAATAAACAATACATTATTTGGTTTACGTAAAGAGATGGGTAAACAGGTTGATAAGAAATTAGATAGACCCACGCCATTTACTAAAAGAGGTTTCTTGGTTGATAAGGCTAAGAAAACAAAGCTATTTGGTATTTTGTTTATGAAAAATAAAGTAGCAGATTATATGCAATATCAGGTAGATGGTGGGATACGTAAAGAAACAAAAATGATACCAGTCCCATTCAAAGCAAATGCAAGATTAAATAAATACGGAAACATTATTGGTAAGCGTACAGGTCTAATTAAAAAAAATTCACAATTTATAGGTACAATAAATGGTACAACTGGTGTTTGGGAAAGAACTAACAAGAACCAAAGAGTAAAACTAATGATTGGTTTTGAGGGTCAAGTGAATTATAAACCAAGATTTCCATTCTATAAAATAGCAAGTAAGTATTCAGGTAGGTTATTTCCAAAGAATTTTGACAGGGCTATAACTAAGGCTTTAAGGACTGCTAGACGATGACGGGTCCTTTCTGTTGGTCTACTATGGGTTATTCGCGAC